CCACATCGCGGCGGTCTTAAAAAGATCCCCGGGGGGTTATTTTTGGGGTTCGCTTTTAGGAAATGATGCAGTATTTGAGCGAGCTTACAGGGTTGGTGGCAGCTTTTCTTCATGTGCTCCTCCTTCTTCCTTTCATGTTTTTCTCCTTTCGGTGATTGATGGAAGCCAGCTCTGTAAGTTCTCTCAAATACTGTATCAAAACCTATGCGAAACAGGTACTTGCAAAACAAATAGTACATGGCAACAAACAGAGAGGAGGCAGTAAGGATGCCAAAAGGTAAAGCTGCAAGCTCTTCTGAGTCGTCAAGAAAGATGAGACCGGCTTTATCTCCGGAGGCTAGAGAAAATCAGTTAGTTTCTTTGGCTGTTGATCTTGCTGAAAAGCAGTTAAGAGAAGGAACTGCTTCTTCTCAGGTTATTACTCATTATCTGAAACTTGGTTCGACTAAGGAAAAGATAGAAAAAGAAATTCTTGAGAAGCAGAAAGAGCTTATCGAGGCTAAAACACAAAATCTTCAATCCGCAAAACGTGTCGAAGAACTCTACACCAATGCTCTTAACGCTATGCGTCATTATTCTGGTGCCGGGGGCGATGAAGATGAGTGTTAGAACTTATACGGAACTGATATCTCTTCCGACATTTGAGGAACGATTCCGTTATCTGAAGTTGGATGGGAAAATCGGCGAAGCTACTTTCGGTTTTCAAAGGTGGCTTAATCAAGAATTTTATCATTCCAGCGAATGGCTGAGTTTTAGAGACGACGTTATCATTCGAGATAATGGGTGCGATTTGGGAATTGCCGGCCATGAAATATTTGGACCGGTACTAATACACCACATCAATCCGATTACTTATGAGGATATCATAAATCGAAATCCTTGCGTCTTTGATTTGGAAAATGTGATATGCACGCAGCTAAAAACACATAACGCTATTCACTACGGAGACGAAAGTATCCTTATCTTAAAACCGGTTCAAAGGAGCCGCAATGATACTTGCCCTTGGCGAAAAAATTGAAAGGAGTACATTTTATGAGCACGATGTATGAAGATGTCGATATGGAAAACCCCGACGGAGTTTCCGGAGATGGCAGCGATGTCTGCGACGGTCTTATTGGCGTAGTGGTTAATTGTCTGTCGCTGAATATCCGAGAAAAAGCTTCTGCCGATTCAAATGTAATCGCGGAAGCAAAGGCTCTCGATGAGCTGAAAATCGACATGGCAAATTCCAATGATGATTGGTATGCGGTCTGTACAGTTGCCGGTATCGAAGGCTTTTGCATGAAGAAATTCATCGCCGTTAGAGAGTGAGGTAATTCGATATGGACAGCATACTGACATCAATTAAAAAACTGCTCGGAATTACAGAAGAATACGAGCACTTTGACCCGGATATCGTCATGCATATCAATTCGGTATTTTCTGTTCTTACTCAACTTGGTGTCGGTCCTGCTGAGGGATTCCGTATCGAAGATGACGGCGCCGAATGGTCTGAATTTCTGCAAGATGATTTCCGTCTTGAGTTTGTTAAAACTTACATTTACCTAAAGGTTCGGTTGGCTTTTGATCCTCCGCTTAGTTCAGCAGTTATCGAGTCTATCAACAGACAGATAAGCGAGCTTGAGTGGAGGATCAATGTTTCTGTCGACCCGAAACCAGCAGAGAAAGGAGAAATTCAAAATGGATAATACTTCGCTTTCTCATCATGGTATCAAAGGAATGAAATGGGGCGTTAGGAGATTCCAGAATAAAGACGGATCTCGAACAGCCGCTGGAAAAAGAAGAGCGAGGGAAAACGCTTCCGAAGAACCAAGCCATGATGATTATAAAAAGGCTCATAGCGGCAAAAGCGTAAAAACCATGAGCGACGCTGAGCTTCGCAGCCGTCTTAATCGTCTGCAAATGGAGCGGCAGTATAAGCAGTTGTCTAGCAGTGATGTTAATCGCGGTAAGGAATTTGTTTCTAAGACAATGAAAGCAGCTACTGGAATAGCAACTGCTACCACCACAGCGATTACGCTTTACAACAACTATGACAAGATTAAGAAAATCGTCAGTGGCCTTAGCAAGAAGTAAAAAGGAGATCGGTTGCTTATGGCATTATCAAACACTGCCGTCCCCAAATATTACGGTATGTTTCGTGATGCCGTTCTTCGAGGGGAAATCCCGGTAAACAAAGAAATCTCCATGGAGATGAATCGCATTGACGACCTTATTGCCAATCCCGGTGTTTACTATGACGACCAGGCGGTTGAAGGATGGATCGCCTATTGCGAAGCGGAACTGACTCTTACTGATGGGTCCGATCTTTCTTTGCTGGACACATTCAAGCTGTGGGGCGAACAGATTTTTGGATGGTATTACTTTGTTGAACGAAGCGTATATCAGCCAAATCCAGACGGTCATGGCGGACATTACGTTCGGAAGAACGTTAAGAAGCGTCTTATCAATAAACAGTATCTTATTGTAGCCAGAGGTGCTGCAAAATCAATGTACGCTTCCACTCTACAGGGATACTTTCTCAACGTTGACACTTCCACCACGCACCAAATTACCACGGCGCCGACCATGAAGCAGGCGGAAGAAGTTATGTCTCCTTTGCGTACTGCGATAACGCGTTCTCGCGGACCGTTGTTCCAGTTCCTGACGGAAGGTTCTTTACAGAACACCACCGGTTCAAAAGCAAATCGCACCAAATTGGCGTCAACCAAAAAAGGCGTGGAGAATTTTCTTACCGGTTCTCTTCTTGAAGTTCGGCCAATGAGCATCGCCAAGCTCCAGGGTTTACAGATTAAGGTGGCAACGGTTGACGAATGGCTTTCCGGCGACATTCGAGAGGATGTTATCGGTGCAATTGAACAGGGCGCTTCAAAAGTAAACGACTACATTATTGTAGCAATCAGTTCCGAAGGTACAGTCCGTAACGGAAGCGGCGATACAATCAAAATGGAGTTGATGGACATTCTTAAAGGAGATTACATCAATCCGCACGTATCCATATGGTGGTACAAACTCGATTCGATTGACGAAGTTGGAGATCCGGAAATGTGGCTTAAGGCCAATCCGAATCTTGGTAAAACCGTGAGTTACGAAACTTACCAATTGGACGTGGAAAGAGCCGAGAAAGCCCCCGCCGCACGAAACGACATTCTCGCAAAGCGTTTTGGGTTGCCCATGGAGGGATATACCTATTACTTTACTTATGAAGAAACGCTTCCTCACCGAAAGAGAGACTATTGGCAGATGTCATGTTCTCTCGGTGCAGATTTATCGCAGGGTGATGACTTCTGCGCCTTTACGTTTTTGTTCCCGTTGTCAAACGGTTCTTTTGGCATCAAGACACGAAATTACATAACTTCTATGACATTGATGAAACTGCCCGCAGCTATGAGGATCAAATACGATCAGTTCATGGCCGAAGGCAGTTTAATTGTTTTAGAGGGCGCTGTGCTCGATATGATGGACGTTTACGAAGATCTCGACAATCATATTTCAGAGTGCGGCTATGACGTTCGCTGTCTTGGCTTTGACCCGTATAACGCCAAAGAATTTGTTGCCAGATGGGAACAGGAAAATGGTCCGTTTGGCATTGAAAAAGTTATTCAGGGCGCCAAAACGGAATCGGTTCCTCTTGGGGAATTAAAGAAGCTTTCCGAAGAAAGGATGCTTCTCTTCGACGAGGAACTCATGACTTTTGCTATGGGTAACTGCATTACCCTTGAAGATACCAACGGAAATCGAAAATTGCTCAAGAAACGATACGAGCAAAAGATTGACGCTGTTGCCGCGATGATGGATGCGTATATCGCATACAAGCTCAATCGTGATGCGTTCGACTAAAAAGGAGGTGATGATTCAAATGGGAATGTCTTTTGGTTCTAGACTGAAACATGCTTGGAACGCATTTACGGGAACTGATTATACAACCTATCAGGATGTTGGACCTGGCTATTCGTCCAGACCCGACCGTATCCGCCTTACCAGAGGCAACGAGCGGTCCATTATCACTTCTGTGTATAACCGGATTGCTTTGGATGTTGCGGCGTTAAATGTGCAGCATATTCGTCTGGACGAAAATGGACGCTTCTTATCCGTTATTCAGGATGGTTTGAACACCTGTCTTACCGTAGAAGCAAATATCGACCAAACCGCCAGAGCCTTTATTCAGGACATTGTCGTGTCCATGCTTGATGAAGGCTGCGTGGCAATTGTGCCCGTTGATACAACTTATGATCCTTCCGTTACCGGTTCGTATGACATTCAAACCATGCGAGTCGGTAAAATTTTAGATTGGTACCCACAGCATGTTAGGGTCCGCCTCTATAACGAGCGGACCGGGACAAAAGAAAACATACTGGTGCCAAAGAGTACAGTAGCGATTGTTGAAAATCCTCTGTACGCAGTTGTGAATGAGCCCAATTCTACTATGCAACGGCTTATTCGAAAACTTAACCTACTTGACGTCATCGATGAACAGAGCGGTTCCGGAAAATTAGATTTGATTATCCAGTTGCCCTATGTCATCAAGACGGAAGCAAGGCGCCAACAGGCCGAAAACAGGCGAAAAGATATTGAAGCTCAGTTGTCCGGTACTAAATATGGTATTGCTTATGCCGACGGTACCGAGCGTATTACGCAGTTGAATCGTTCCGTCAACAACAACCTTATGTCGCAGATTGAATATTTAACGAGTATGCTATACAGCCAGTTAGGTATCACTCAAAGCATATTGGATGGTACGGCGGACGAGAAAACGATGCTGAACTACAATAACCGAACGATTGAGCCTATTATTTCAGCTATTGTTGACGAAATGAAACGAAAGTTTCTAACAAAAACCGCCCGATCACAATCCCAGTCGATTTCGTTCTTTAGAGACCCGTTTAAACTCGTTCCCGTCAACGATATCGCTGAAATTGCTGATAAGTTCACTCGAAACGAAATTATGACATCGAATGAAATTCGGCAGGTTATCGGTATGAAGCCTTCGGATGACCCGAGAGCGGACGAGCTTAGGAACAAAAACCTCAGCGCCCCGAGCGAGTCAGAGCCGGAAATCAATCCGCCTGTCGAAGACAAAAATGTTGAAACAGAGTAGTTTCGAGAGTAGGGTCTCTAAAACAAAAACGAAATAAGGAGGAAATTCAAAATGGAAAGAGCATTTCAGCCTGAAGCCTGCGATTTCAGCGGATGGGCAACCAGAAACGACCTTAAATGCTCTGACGGAAGAGTGATTCGTAGAGACGCGTTCAAACACGATGATGGAATCAAAGTCCCTCTCGTATGGAATCATCAGCACAATGATCCACGCAATGTGCTTGGTCATGCATGGTTGGAAAATCGTCCGGAAGGTGTTTATACCTACGGCTTTTTCAACGATTCCGAATCCGGCGAGATTGGAAAGATTCTTGTTAAGCATGGGGACATTTGTGCGTTGTCTATCTACGCCAATCAGCTTCAGCAGAGAGGGTGCGACGTTCTTCATGGAGAGATTCGTGAAGTAAGCCTGGTCCATGCCGGTGCAAATCCTGGCGCTTTTATTGATTCTATGCTCAAGCACGGCGAAGACTCGGATGACGAAGCGATCATCTATACGGGTATGCCGCTCTATCTGTCGCATTCCGATGCTGATAAGCAGGAAGACAAGGCAGACAACGGTGAAAAGAAAGAAACTTCCGAAAAGAAGGATGATCCTGAGAAGAAGACCGATTCCGATGAGGAGAAAACTGTCGCCGATGTAATCAACAGTATGACCGAAGAGCAGAAAAACGTTATGTACGCTATGATCGGTCAGGCTATGGACGACCAGGGCGAATCTGACCCCGAGTCTGAAGACAATAACGATGACGATTCTAAAGGAGGAACTAATACTATGAAACATAACGTGTTTGATAAGGATGACCGTCAGAAGGAGAATGTTCTCATTCATTCCGATGGGTCTGAGGTATCCAGCGAAGAGATTTCCACGATCTTTGGAGATATCAAGCGCTACGGCAGCCTGAAGGACAGCGTGCTTGCTCATGGCATCGACAATGTGGACTATCTGTTCCCTGACGCCCAGACTTTGGCCAACACCCCCGAATTTATTCAGCGTGATACCGGTTGGGTAAAGAAGGTTATGAGCGGTGTGCATCACACCCCGTTTTCCCGCATTAAGTCCATCTTTGCCGATATCACCGAGGACGACGCCCGCGCAAAGGGGTATTTCAAGGGCAAGCTGAAGAAGGAAGAGGTCTTTGGTCTTTTGAAGCGCACCACTACCCCAACTACCGTTTACAAAAAGCAGAAGATGGATCGCGACGATGTTGTCGACATCACTGATTTCGACGTTGTGGCGTGGCTGAAGTCTGAAATGCGTATGATGCTGGACGAGGAGCTGGCCCGCGCTTATCTGATTGGCGACGGCCGTCTTGCTTCCAGCGATGATAAGATCAATGAGCAGAACATCCGTCCCATTCTCAAGGACGAGGAGCTGTATACCATTCAGGATATCGTCAGCGTCCAGTCTTCCGCTACTGAGGACGACAAGGCCCGCGAGTTTATTCGCACCGCTATCAAGGCCCGCAAGAACTATAAGGGTTCTGGTCAGCCTACTCTGTATACCACTGAAGACATTCTTACCGACTGCCTGCTTCTGACCGATACCACCGGCCGCGATCTCTACACTGATGTCGCTCAGCTTGCAAAGA